TAGCATATAAAACCCCCAATTGCAAAGTAAATTACTCTTAAACATGTTCGCTTACAAGAACTTAAACTGTGTTTTCCAAAGTTACAAACAAGGACTCGTGTTCTACAAAAACTACCTCAAGCTGAACGATGGTGGTAGTAAAGATGTGGGCTTGGCACAACAAGGTCACCAATATACTAGACTGACTGGAGAGGCCAACATGGCTCAGGGGCATGCTGTTGACCCCATTTCTGAGCAGGAAGGCAAACGTGGTATTACGGCAGCCCTAGCCACAGGGACTATATATGGCATGTCACAAACTGTAGTAGACGCCGGCAGACAACAATCATACTTCGGTCTCAACCGTGAGTGTGTAAACAGAGACGGGTTCCCAAACTCGACTCTTGTTGCCAAATACCTGCGTGAGACAGCTCCTAGTGTTGATATCAAAGAACAGCGTATCAACCTGTTTCAAGATGTTATGTTAGCCGGTGATTTCTATGACAATGCCACCGCGCTGATTGCTGTCATCCTGATGAAAATACATAGAGCGCGGATGTCTAAACGGTTGGCAACTTTCAACCATACATTAAGATTTAGAGTCGCAGACGTATTAGCCTGGTCGAGGATACCAGACCCACGACAACAGTGGGATACATTGAAAACGATGGTTAGATCAGGTCCTACTGCGTGTGGCGTGGCAGATACAGACTCTAATCTGTCAAACATTAAGCGTGCGTTGTTAGACCGTGTTGACGGTATGGAACCTGAAGCCAATTTGGACACATCTATATCTTACAACGTCAAAGTTTGGAAGATGTACGAGTACAACGATGGTCACAGTAGGTCGGGTGATCACTTCGGTGATCACTTTGACTTCATATCAAACAGGTATATTGTCCCGCAAAACATTAACCACGCCCCTGAGACTAACGAGATGAATGTAGCGTTCTTGCCGAGTGAAGTGCCCAGAGACGATAACGCTATAAAACACTTAAAACAATACAAGTATTGGATAAATACGAGTAACTTGACAGAGAAAGAGTGTATTATGCTATTACATTGTCTTAAGGGTAATGTACGCATGTCGCCCCTATTGATAGATCAAAATGTTGACTTCAACCTGATGCCTAACTCTATTGTTTTTGTCGGCCC